AACAGTTATCCGCGTAGAACAACGGACCTAACGTATTTACCGTCACTTAGATCGGCTTCAGCTCTTAAACACGTCAGGACGATGGGAAGGTGGCTAGAGAGCCGCCCCCAATCCCTCGATTATTGGTAGGGCCTTCGGCGCATTCTTAAGAATGAACCTCGAAGCGGACCCGATCCCAGAACCTACCTCTTTAAAGAAGTCCGACAACCATTTGAGATGAATCTTATTGGTCATTGCGTGTCTCTGGCCGACAAGTAATTTGTTCGCCAGATCCATATCCGCAGATGAACCAACACAGGTACTCACTTCCCAAAGTTGTTGATTTGTGACAAATTCATACACAGTCACAATTTCCAGTCTTACCACGGGGACTGTAACGTCAAGCGTAGTGGCATTCGGATTGAACTGCCCGCTGACGATCAACGCCGGGAATTCATGTGCAGCCGACCGAGAAGGTTTCAACATTTGAGTGTCGACAACATCCTCAGGAGACCACCAAACATAACTCCCGTCCCTCAGAGGCCCATTATAAGAACCCGGACTAAGAGAAAGATTCTCCCAATTCGTGTAGTTACCCTGAGTCCCTGCTCCATTTGCAGTAGTAAAGTAGTTACTGTCCAAAGTACCCCCGGGAACATACCCAGCAGCTATCATGCCTCCATCTTGCAGTGTCGTCCCTATATACGACGCCAAACAGGACATGGCGAGTGGTCGTATCTGACTCACCGCACCAAAGTCCGAAGGCGCGCCACCATTCGCAGAAAGCGTGGTGGAGAAGAACACTCCAATGTAAGTAGAGGTGTTGTTGCTGAGATGTATCTCGAAGCCTTGTTGCACAGTTGCGACGTTGATCAAGCCGACCCAAGTTGGGTTTACGGAGAGAACCTGGTTCAACTCCTCCCCTATACTTGCACCGTCAGCACCGAACGAACTGACCGTTATGGTAGTCGGAGCTGGATTTGAAACCGCGATCGATACTAAATATGATCCCGGTTGCATATACCAGACGCCATTCGTGCTTGCTACGATCGTATACGCAATCCCTAAAGAAGGATCTTGTACCGCCGTACTACTTGTACCTGCTGCGAAAGGAGTCGCAGATGCCGGGGTCTGTGCCCGCGCATAAAGAAATCCTTGACCCGGCTGGGTCAAAGGAGAATAAAAGGGATCAACTCGTAAATCTCGTCCACCTAGAACTTGGATAAAATTATCCGGTGTCGTAAAATCTACAGGCCACGGACCCTGTCCGTCTACAAGAGCCTGCTTCCACGATATCGGAGAGTTTCCATCTGGGTTACCCAAAGTGGGATTTATTGCCACAGAGAATCTTCCTGAGTTAATTGTTGAGTCCAGATAACATGGAACATCAAATGTAGAAATAGACCGTACCAGAGCTGTAGGCCTGGCAAACGGGTCCATATACCGGCGCATGTAATACTTGGGATTCATGAGCATGCCGACATATTCAATAACCGACAGGTTATCAGAATTTCCATACATGAAGTTTATCATCCGATCTTGATCATCTTTAGGTATCTTCATCGATCTAAACCCAGCCGCGAGGCCAGATAGAGAATCGGCAGAAGATTTTGGTATCACCGGCAAACCCTTTTGAGGCTTGCTCATTGACACCTCCATAGGTGATGCCCTCTTCTTCTTTGTCATCTTCTTCGTCTTCTTCGTTTTCGTAGATCCTTGGATCATAGCCGTTGTTACTTGTTCTTGGACGCCTCAGTAACGCGAGGGACTGTACATCCAGTAGAATTAGACTCCGTGCAGTCTCTTGGCATTCTTATTAGCACAGAATTATTAAGGAATAGATGCCTCCATCCCACTGATTTTGGGTCACCACCCGTCTGGAACAGAACAGATGGCTCTACTGAACCCAATGGCCCCGAACCCGTACTATGTGCTTCCGGGTAGGCTCGCTCATCATAAAAGAGTCGAAGACTCTTGTACAATAAGACACTCCCTCATCCCCCCTATTAAATATATCCTACAACCCCATACGAATCTTACCGCATAACCGGACCCTCAAACAACTAAGTTGAGAATCAAATTATACGGGGACCATCTGTAAGGCGATCGGCAGGACGTTGTCAACAGCTACATTCGACTCAATCACGCGAGCGGCTTTATGCCCCGCCCACGAGTTCGTCAACTTATGATGCTAACAATTTCCACCGTGATCGATCCGTAAACACACCCTTCCAGGTAGTTACCGGACCCCACGTAATGTTTAAAGAGATGAAGAATCGCCCAAGCCATCAAGTCAGTGACCTAATGCTTAGTCTTCAAAATAGGACCTGGGGTCAAAAGGACCCAGATCCAACGGCTTGGCCTCCAGAGGCTTAGTATAGTAACGGAAAGGAAAGTTCAGAAGATTAAAATCCGAACTCCTGTGCTTCTTCAGCACTGACCTAATTCCAACTACTACCTCATGGGGCAATGGTCTACTAAAGAATTCATCTTTAATTCTCCCGTTTCTCAACGTAATCATTTTCGGAAGCTTACGCTCCTCAATGACTACGAAGTCACACCCTTTCGGCAAGGGTCCTTCCCCTCGGAAAACCGCAACCTTTCGATAACGCGGTCTTTCAAGGAAATAAGGGACATGATTGGTGTTCTTAACCACAATCCCTTTCCAGAAGTGACGTTGGAGATCAATATTAGAAATATGACCTTCCATATCTTGCCTAGCAAGCTGACTCAAGTAAGCGCCCAACTGTCTCTGAAAGACAGTAAAATGTGGTCTAATCCTCTTTGAGAGGTTGAAACCCAGTCCTCCGGTTGCCCAGGTAGAAAATATATTAAACTCACCCTTATTCGTCAACTTTTCTATTGACTCACGGTTGTAATGAACAAACCGACGATGAATCCTTTCTATTGATTCTTCCGGGGCCCCCATCATCAGTGAATTATAAACTGACCACAAAGGGCTTGGTTTCCCAAGACTATTATGTCCAAGCTTGGACTGTCCCGTCAACCAACCACAATTTAGATAGAATACCTCCTTCAACTCCTTTCCGTCGTGGAATAACTTGCTGTTTATGGTAAGAAACCTACGATTTCTATAATTCTTTCCTACACTCAGATCGAAACCAACTACCTTAATAGATTCCCTCCAATACTGATAGAGACGATCATTTACTCGAAAGAGAATATCGTCTCCATTGATCAATACCGGGAGCCTCCGAAGAGGAACGGTGAATCCAACAAGGCGGTTAATCGCAATCCAATAGGCGATCAAGTTAACCATACATAGGATGGGGAAGCTCAAAGGGGAACCCATCAACTGACCAATCTTCTGCTCTATCGGGTCTAAGTCAGAATCGCACGGGTAAGATAAAACTTGCTCATACAGGACCGATCTTAAAACTTCTTTGTACAAATCGGAATAATCCGAATGTCGTAGGAAAGTCTCAAAACAAATCTTGGTAATGGACAAATTAATCCCATCAGTCGCAGCTCTGAAATCGCCCGACAACCAACTGTCAAACCTAACCACTTCATTACTAGCCCTCAAATTGACGTAATTTTCAAAGTCAATTGAATCCTGTTTCAGTCGAGAAATATGATCGATAGTCATTGGCTCCCCTATGAGAGCAAACTGGGATTTTCCCTTTAAAAATCGATGCATATCCTTCTGAAAGGGTTTTGCTAAATAGTAAGGTAAAGATGGACCTTTCGTGATCAAACGGACCTTAAGTGGCTCGCATATAGCTTCCACTTTAACAGGTAAAGGACAGGGCCGAGGTCTCCAGGCCGTTCTATCGGTAATCTT